GTTGAGCAAGAAATCGCCCCGCAGTTTGACCGTCTGACCACTGCCGGCTTGGCGCTGCGTGCCAGCAGAACCCTTGGAACGGTTGACCAACTCCGCGTTTGGATGCGTTACGGCGTACCGGTCAAGAATTTCCACCCGGATGACAACGGTGCAATCCAGCCCAGCAACCTGTTCCCGGATCTGGTCTATTTCCTGTTGACCGACGAAAAGGCTGGCGTTGGCAAGGTTTTTGCAGACCGCTTGATTGATGAAGCCAGCTTCGCCCGTTGCTGCCAATTCCTCCGCACCAACAAGATTTTCTTCAATGGCGCCATCGCTGACGTGATCAACGTTCGCAGCTACGTCGCGGATCTCGCCCCGTCAATGCTGCTGAACTCGGTGATCGCCAACGGCAAGGTAGGTCTTGAGCCAGTCGTCCCAACAACCGAATCCGGTGAGATCAGCCAAGGACCAACCCCGCTAAGCGCCATCTTCACTTCGGGCAACATCATCGAGAACAGCTTCCGGCTGGAATACCTGTCCCGCGAAGACCGTAGAGATGTGACGATCAATGCCCGCTGGCGGCGGGAGATGGTGGACAAGTTCCCCGAAGAGGAGAACCTGACGATTCGCTGGAACGAGGAAGGCAGCGAAGACTATCCAATGGAGACGCTGGATCTCACGGATTTCTGCTGCAGCGAAGCCCACGCCAAGCTGGTCGCCATCTTCACACTGTCTGCCCGCCGCCGGATCACGCACAGCATTGAATTCCAGACCACGCCTTACGGCTTGAGCTTGGGACCGGGCAACTACATCCGCGTTGACACCCAAGCCAGCCCGTACCAATCCAGCAACAACGGCATTGTTGAAAGCGATGGCACGATCATCTCAACCACCCCGATGGATGCTGAAGGTGAGCGCGTTTATCCGGTGTACTACTACAAGCCCGGCATGAACGACGTGGCCGAGGGCGACATGACTGTGGTTGACGGCAAGACCACGGACTCCGAGTTCTTTGGAACGGTCTTTTCGCTGAAGCACTCACAAACCAGTCAGGGCATCTACCAAGTGATTGAGCTGTCACTGGAAGAGGAGGGCATCGTCACAATCCGCGCCATCGAACACCCAACCAATCCAGATCTTGTCAGTCTGGTCGCTCTCGATCTGATCAATCAGACTGACTTCGTGGAGGACTACTCATGACGCTACCGCTGCTAACCCCGAGTTCCCGGCAGTTCGATCCCGGCAACTGGCCTGTTCGTACTTACAACTCGCAGAACGGTTCCGAGATTCGACTGCTGTACGGCAGCCAGCGTTTCAACCTGACGCTGAACCTGACTTACAACAACATCGCGGATAGCGACGCCGAGCTGTTCCTTGACGATTACATCTCCAAGAACGGAACCTACAAAGCCTTTACGCTGACAACAGCCGAAGCCAACGCACTATTTAACGGTTGGGCTGGTGCGCCAAGTGCATTGCGGGAACCGGCCGGGGTTGAGTGGAGATACGATGAGCCACCTAAAATCGAATCAGTGATCCCTGGCGTGAGCACTGTGCAAATTGTCCTTCGCGGGGTGATCTGATGAACTACTTCTCTGGTACTTCCGGTCAGCTTTATATCAACGACAGCCGGGCTGCACAGGTTTCGGCATGGTCGATTAGCACCAACGCAGGTCTGCTGGATACCACCACGCTTGGCGATACCGATAAGACCTCGATTTACGGAACCCGGTCAACGACCGGCAGCTGCACGCTGTATTACTACCAGCCCGAGCCTGGAACAAAAGGCGACAGCAGCACGTTGCTGAATGCCCTGATCAAGGCACGCACAACAGTGTCCGAGCCCGGCGTGGCACCAGCAGCCGAAAGCGTGAAGCTCAAACTGCTGATTGACGACACCACCACTACTGGCAAATTTATCGAAGTCGACGCCAACATCACCAGCGCATCAATGACGATGGCTGTTGGGACTGTGCTGGCAGCGGAGATTGCGTTTGAAGTTATCGGTGCTCCCCGCAGCATGAACATCTGATGGCTGGCATCTACCTGGGATATTCCGGCCACATCGAGCTGGAACGCACATCCAACAACTCACCGATCTACAGCCAGCTTGATCCTGAGGATGTAAATCCTTCGCGCAAGCGTTTCAGCTTGGATCAGGGGGCGGAATCGCTGATTTCTGGCGACAGGATTGAGATCGCCACATCAGACGGCACCAACCTTCAACTGGTGTCTGGTCATAGCTACCCCGACTGGATGGGGTATTGCCATGTGGACGCTGTTGGCGGCATCTATCTCTACAACAACTATCAAAGTGCAATCAACGGTGAAGCGACTGACGCGCTGACGCTTGTTACGCCTTCCGCTGCGCAAGACATTGTTGTCAGCATTGCCCGTGACCGCTTCCGCTGTATCGGGAACGTTCGTGAGTACAGCATCACCACTTCGCGTGAAACCGTTGATGTCAGCACGCTGGGGGAAGAGTTCCGCCGTAACTACACCAACGGCATGATCAGCGGTCAAGGTCAGCTCGTCTGCCTCTGGGACTATGAGGCCGCCCGCTGCCAAGACCAGTCAGTCACCTACCCGCATTACCTGAGCCAGCTGGTTCTTCGCACGAAGCTCGGTGGGGCGTTTAAGGGTCGCTTTTTCCTGAACGCAACCGATGAGCCGTACATCTGGTACGAAGCCCTGTGCATCGTGTCGAATGTGGCGATGAACTTCAGCCCAACCGAACCGATCACCAGCAGCATCGACTTTGTGACCACCGGACCCGTCGAACTCAAGATGGGTATGCCGGAAGAAGCACTGCTGCAGGAAAACAACTTCTACATGCTGCAGGAAGACGACGAATCCCGCATCCTGCTCGATAGTTAGGGCTGGATAGACTAGGACCATCTTCCAGGTTGGCGGGGAATGCCAGACTTACGAATTAGCGATTTGCCCGCCATCGCTGCTGCTTCTTTGGCGGCGACGGACCCGCTGGCACTGGCGGATCTTTCCGCGAGCGAAACCAAGAAAGTAACCATTAAGGACCTGATTGAGGGCGGCGTTGCCCTGATCGACGACGGGTCCATCCCTGGCGCAAAAGTTTCCAGCAGCATTGCAGCGGGCAGCATCGGCACCACTGAGCTGGCAAACGATGCCGTAACGGCAATCAAGCTGGACGATCAGAGCACGATGGTGCTCGCTACCAGCGCCCCTGTCTCGGGTGATTTTGTCGGTCAGCTGTTCCAGAACACCAGCGACAACAAGGTTTACGCCTGGAGCGGCTCGGCTTGGGTTGCTGTCAAAGCAGCCGGCAGCATCAACAGTTTGGTCGAGGGTGCCAACGCTGTTTTAGATCTAACGATCGTTATTTCTGGCGACACGGCAACGCTTACGCCGTCCTTCGCTGCAACAACCGCCGCCGGACAGTTTGCTGCTGGACCGACTGGTGCTGGTGGTGCCGTCACTATGCGGACCATTGCAGCGGCTGACCTGCCTCGTGCCACTAACACTGCAATCGGCGGCGTTTCCACTCCGGCTGGCGGTGGTCTGCGGACTGAAGATCCCAGCGCTGTTGGTGACAACGCCAACGTGGTGCTGGACAACGACATCACCGCATCTCTAGTTACGCCAAAGCTGGTCACCTACACCGACAAGGGTCTGGTCACTAGCGGTCGTGACATCCAAGGTGGCGACCTGCCTACCGCAGCAACTGGCACCAGTGGCGTTATCAAGGCTGGCACCCAGTTCTCGGTTGATGGCACTGGAACGCTTCTGCACTCCAATTCGGCCACGCCTGGTACTTACACCAAGGTCACGATTGACGCCCAAGGTCACGTCCAGTCGGGCACAACGCTGACTGCCAGCGACATCCCGAACATTGCAGCCAGCAAGCTGACCAGCGGGACGATTGATATTGCCCGGATCGGCAACAACACAATTAGCGGCGGCAAGCTGGGCGATGCCTCAACCGTCAAATTCGGCGGCGCTGGTTCAACCGCAAATATCGTCACTTTCCCCACGGCTGACTTCAAGGGTCAGTATTTCTGGGACGAGCTGAACAACGACCTGTTTATCTGGTCTGGCAGTGCATGGCTGCCCGTCACGATCACCAGCGGCGAGCTGATCTTCGCTGGAACCTATGACGCCAGTGTCAACCAAGTTGATTCGGTTACGTCTGCCGGTTCTGCACTGGGTCTGACGATTGGCGGCTCACTCCCTGTCGCTTCTGATAACAACAACAAGTACTACCTCGTCGTTAGCACGTCGGGCACCGGCACCGGAAACGCACCGCTGGAGCCACTGGCGCCGCCGGACATGATCCTGAGCAACGGCTCCACTTGGGAGCTGATTGACGTTTCAGGTGCAGTTGCCGGTCAAACTGCTTCCA